TGACGATAGGGAGTTGCTAATTGGCGGATCAGAAATGTATGAACCAAGATGTTTCAAACATTATAGAAAAACAATTGACAAACAATAAAACATTTAGTATAGTGTAAAAACAAAAAAAGAAAAAAAGGAGGGCACAAATGCTCCACAACGTAGTTGCTATTAGCGCTTTGAACAATGCAGAAGAGGCATGTAAAGAGCATACTAATTTTACACCAGAAAAACTTAAAGAAAGAGGGTTGGTGGCGATCAAAGTGTCAGACATCAGTTTTGATTATTCAGACATGTCTTGCCAACCAAGAACGGAAAGTGTAGATCACAAATCTGTTTCCACTTACCACCATCAAGCAGTTAATGGTTTTGAGGGAAACTACGGCATCAGAACGCCTATTATGGTCACGAAGAATCCTTTAAAAGGTAAGGAATTATTTAAAGGTCTTGGTGGACATCACAGATACTTGGTGGCAATAAAAGCGGGTTATGCCTATCTGATTTGTAAGGTCATTGATGGTTTTTTCGATATGTCAGAAGAATCACAGATGGACATTATGATGAATGATAATGCTCATGGTGACAATGGCATGCCGTCTGACCGAAAGTCTCTTCTCCAAGCATTGTCCCGAACTTTGAGTTCGAAGACATACATGTCTAGGTCTAGGAATTTAATTAAAGAGTATCAGTCTCTTTTGGACGAAGCAGGCGCACACTTATCCAAAGAACAGGAAGATGTGATTCTATCACAAATGGATCCCATTAAGGAAGAGATTAAATCTGATTTAAGAAAGCGCATTAATAGATGGTCAGCATCAACTTTGTCTAGCTCAAATGTCAGCACCATCGCCACTCGTGCTTATAATAACTGGAACAACAGCGAGAACACGAAGATGTATGTTCCTGATAAGAAAGACGCAGACACTTTACTAGTCAAGCACATGAAAGAATACAAGTTAAGCAAACCTGGCAAATCGATTCTTTCAAAGAGGTTTGGGCAAACCATTGGCAACAACGCTGTCGACGACCGTCAGATATTTGGTGAAGTTGGTAAGATGATCAAGGATCACTATGAGAAGAATGGGGAAGACCCAGATGAATTTATTTTAGCAGTGCATTTATCTGGAGCATCATCCAATAGGGACCTGTTATCTATGCGCAAGAAGTTTGCCACGCAGACTACCGATTACGTCACCTTTATAAGACCAAATCTAAAGAACAAGTTTAAGGTACTTTTCTTTGGTCAAATTAAGACAAAAGATATGTATGAAGACGAAAAAGTTCTCTATTCCTTGGAAGACATTTTAGAGAAACTTGAAAAATTAAATTGACAAACAATAAAACATTTAGTATAGTATAGAAAGTTGGTCAGAAGATTTGCTGACCTGCTATAGCCGAAAGTGTGCAAAAAAACAATACCATAGGAGGTAATAAAATGGCACTGAATTTAGATCTCATGAAGCAAAAGATGGCTTCTTTAACAGACAAGGGTGGAAAGAAGAATAACTTCTGGAGACCTCAAGACGGAGAGAACAACATTCGAATTGTTCCGACTGCGGATGGTGACCCATTCAAGGAAAAGTTCTTCCACTATGGAGTTGGAGAACAATCCTTTCTCTGCCCTAAGCGAAATTATGGAGATGATTGTCCTGTTTGTAATTTTGCAAACGAGTTGTGGAATGAAGGTACGGATGACAGTAAGAACCTGGCTAAGGGCATGTTTGCAAAACAAAGATTCTTCTCCCCAGTGCTTGTTCGTGGCGAAGAATCCGAGGGTGTAAAGGTGTGGGGATATGGCAAGTTGGCATATCAAAAACTGCTCGGCATCGTATTGGATCCTGACTATGGCGATATTACCGACCCTGAGGATGGCAACGATCTTAAGTTGATGTATGGTAAGCAACCTGGCGCCTCTTATCCGACTACTGATATTCGACCACGACCTCGAAAGTCTGCACTTTGTGACGACGCAGTTGGTGGAGACGAGCGATGTGCTGAGTTGCTTGAAACTGTACCTAAGTTTGACACTCTCTTCGACCGTAAGTCCACAGATGAAGTTCGAGCGATTCTTGACTCACACCTTTCTGGCGAAACTCCAGACCGTGAAGTGACTCGTGGCGGCGGCGGTGGTAACAGTACAACTTCTACGACCTCTAGCGACCAAGATCAGGTCACTGCGGCGTTTAATGAGTTGTTGGGGTAGTATGGCAAAAGTAACAAAACTAAAGTCCGGTGCTCTATCCACAAAGGATATCATCGCCTCCCTGAATAAGTCTGCAGGTGAAACTGTGGCTTATAATTTGGGGGAGGAAAACCCTACTCAAGTTAAGGAGTGGATTCCAACTGGTTCTCGCTGGTTGGACTCAATTACTTGCAAGGGTAGATATGCAGGTATACCTATTGGTAAAATATCTGAGATAGCGGGACTTGAGGCGACGGGCAAATCATTCATGGCGGCCCAGGTTGCAGCGAATGCTCAAAAGATGGGTTGTCGTGTCGCTTATTTTGACTCTGAATCAGCAATCGATCCAGACTTTTTGAGAAGAGCAGGATGCGAACTTGATGATGAAGAGAGTGGTTTGATTTATATTCAAGCGCACTCTGTCGAAATGGTCATGGAGACAATAGAAAATCTATTAAAACTACCAGAGAAGTGGTTGTTCATATGGGATTCTCTAGCGCTGACACCTTCAGAGCATGATATCGAGTCAGACTACAACCCGCAATCATCAATGGCGATGAAAGCGAGAGTGCTCTCAAAAGGTATGCCAAAGTTGGTGCAACCAATTGCCAACGCAGGCGCAACACTGCTGGTTCTCAATCAATTGAAGACCAATATAACAAGGTCTCCATCGGAAGCGCTTACGACACCATACATGACACCGGGTGGCAAAACGTTGCCTTATTCTTATTCCTTAAGGATATGGTTAACGGGAAGAAAGGCAAAAGCTTCGTTTGTGACAGATGAGAACGGGTTCAGGATTGGGTCCGAGGTAAAGTGCAAGATAGAAAAATCTCGCTTTGGTTCGACAGGTAGAATGTGTAACTTTAAAATTCTCTGGGGCGACTCGGACGAGGTTGGAGTTCAAGACAAGGAGAGTTGGTTTGATGCTATTCAAATTTCTGAAAACCTAAAGCAATCCGGCGCCTGGTATGCATTAGTGCACGAAGATGGGTCAGAAGAGAAGTTTCAACGTGCGCACTGGTTAAAGAAATTGGAAGACGAAAAGTTTCATAAGAGAGTCTTGCAGATGATGGACGAAGATGTTATCATGAAGTTCAGTAACAAGTCAGGCAAAGCATCTGACTTTTATGACCAGGAAGAAGTCCCACCACAGACTGATGCTTAAGTCAGTCCGCCCCTGGGAAACCAGGGGCGTTTTTTTATAAAGGAAGTTTGCTGTGAAAAGAATAATGCTCGTCGACGGACAAAATCAGTTTATGAGGTCGTATATTGTTAATCCAACTTTGACACCCCATGGAGATCCTTGCGGCGGTGTAGTAGGTTTTCTGCAAAGTATGAACAAGTTTTGTAGGATGATATCCCCAGATGTCCTCGTGGTGGTGTGGGATGGTGAAGGTGGATCAAACAAGAGAAAGAAGAAAAATAAAAACTACAAGGCAGGTCGTAAACCGCCCAAATTGAACAGGTGGGGTAGCAGTATGTCTGCTGACCAACTAAGAACTAATCAGATATATCAGCAGGTTCGACTTATTGAATACTTGAATCAGACGCCGATAATTCAATTTCGAGAACCCGGCGTCGAAGCGGATGATGTCATATCATACGTAAAATCAATGCAAACATTCGAGGATTATAATAAGGTTATAATTTCTAGCGATAAGGACTTTATCCAACTGCTGGATGAAAAGACGGTGCTGATGAGACCAACACAAGGAGAGGTTCTAAATAGGAATAGGGTGCTTGAGGAGCACAAGATTCATCCTAGGAATTTTGCACTCGCAAGATCGATGGTCGGTGATAAGAGTGATAATCTTGATGGTATTCATGGCGTCGGACTCAAGACTGTGGCGAAAGCATTTCCGTTTTTGGCCGAAGATAAGGACTATTTGTTACAAGATGTCAAGCAACATTCAGAATCGACAGAATCGGGTTTGTCAATTTATGAGAAAGTTCTTGAAGAATATGCTAAAGTATGTAATAATTACTCCATAATGCAGTTAAGCACACCACTCATATCCATCCAGTGTGCTAACAGGATTGAGCAAAGGTTTGAAGAATATTCTCCTTTGTACAACAAGACAGAGGTTAATAAAATGTTGTCAGTGGATGGGCAGACAACGTTGAACTTGGGTCACTTGTCGACCACGTTTAATTCAATGACGAATTCTTGGGTAGGTTTTAGTTAATGGAACAAATTAAGAGAGACTTTTCAAAATTTGGAAAAAGTTTTCAGGAAAGTTTATGTCACCTAATTTTGGACGATCGCCCGTTCGCAGATCAGATCTTTGAAGTTTTAGATATAAACTTTTTAGAACTCTCTTATTTACGTGTCTTCGTGACTAAAATAAAGCAGTATAAAAAGAAATACAGCATACACCCAACCAGAAAGATAATGACCAGTATCTTGAGGACTGACTTGCTCAATGAGCAGGATTCAGTGAAAAAGATGCTAAGAGACTATTACGCTAGGGTCCTGTCTCAAGAGATCGATCTTAAGGAGTCTGGATACATTAAGGACACTGCCTTGGACTTCTGTAAAAAGCAGAAGTTACAAGAAGCGATGATAAAGTCAGTTCCACTTTTGCAAAAATCTTCTTTCGACGAGGTTGCGAAAGTAATTAACGATGCATTGAAGATGGGCACCTCAAATGACTTGGGGTACGACTATATGGCAGACTTTGAAAGAAGATTCGAGAAGAAAGCGAGAAACCCCGTCACTACAGGGTGGCAACCACTGGATGACATAACGAAGGGTGGTCTAGGCAAAGGTGAACTCGGCGTTGTCATCGCACCAACAGGCGCAGGTAAATCAATGGTGCTTGTTCATCTCGGCGCTCATGCCTTGCTGAATGGGAAAAATGTGGTGCACTATACTTTGGAGTTAGCGGATACCGTCGTGGCGAATAGGTACGACAGTTGCATAACTGGATATCACCTTAACGAAATCACAGTTTTTAAAGAGCAGATCTACGACAAACTTCAGGATGTACCAGGAAAGTTAATAGTGAAGGAGTATCCTACCCGATCTGCGAGCATACAAACTATAAAAAATCACATAGAGAAAATGAGAAACCAAGATTTTGTACCGGACCTCATTATTGTTGATTATGCGGACTTACTAAAACCAGAGGGGTCATCAAAGGAAGAGAAGCGCCACCAGTTGGAGTCGATATATGAAGAACTCAGAGGCATATCTCAAGAATCCAAATGTCCACTTTGGACCGCATCACAGACTAATCGCTCTGGATTGAACGCTGAAGTTATAACAATGGAGGCGATATCTGAAGCATTCAATAAGTGTTTTGTTGCTGATTTTATCTTTTCTGTTTCAAGAACCATTGACGACAAATCCGTGAACAGTGGAAGAATTTTCATTGCGAAGAACAGAAATGGGCCCGATGGACTCATTTACCCTATATTTATGGATACCTCTAACGTCAACATAAAGGTTTTGCCTAAGGTTTTGACAAGTGAAGAGATGGAAGATGTGGTAAAGAATGCCGCAAAAAGACAGAAGGAAGTGCTTAAAGAAAAATACGACAAGTTTAAAGGAGGAAGTAGTTAATGAGTTTATCAAATGATATTTTGTCAGAAATAACAGTGCACATGAAGTACGCAAAGTACCTACCGGAGAAGAGTAGGAGAGAGACCTGGGAAGATTTGGTTACAAGGAATATGCAAATGCATTTAAAGAAATTTCCAGAGCTAGAATTGCAAATAAGAAAGAACTATAAATTAGTTTATGACAAGAAGGTTTTGCCTTCGATGAGATCTTTACAATTCGGAGGTAAACCTATTGAGGTTGCACCGAACAGGATTTTTAACTGTGCGTTTATGCCAATCAATGATTGGAGAACCTTCGGTGAAGCAATGTTTTTGTTGTTGGGCGGCACTGGAGTTGGATATAGTGTGCAGAAGCATCACGTGGAATCCTTGCCAGAGATACAGAAACCAAACGCTAACCGCACCCGCCGATTTTTGATAAACGACTCGATCGAGGGTTGGGCAGATGCAGTCAAAGCTTTGGTGAGAAGTTACTTCTTGGGTGGGTCTAAATTAAGGTTTGACTTTACAGACATCAGACCCAAAGGGGCAGCGCTCGTAACGTCTGGCGGCAAAGCGCCCGGACCACAACCCCTCAGGGAGTGTTTGGTTAAACTAGAAGGCATGCTGTCGGAGAAGGAGAATGGAGACAAACTATCTACAATCGAAGTACACGACATGGTTTGCCACATTGCAGACGCTGTTCTTGCTGGCGGAATTAGAAGAGCGGCACTAATATCTTTATTTTCAGCAGATGATGAGGATATGATAGCAGCAAAGACGGGAAACTGGTGGGAAACTAACCCCCAAAGAGGCAGAGCAAATAACTCTGTGGTGCTTCTTCGTCACAAGATTGACAGAGAATATTTTATGGGATTGTGGGAACGAGTAAAAGCTTCGGGCGCCGGAGAACCTGGATTTTATTTTTCGAACGACAAAGACTGGGGCACAAACCCTTGTTGTGAGATAGGGTTGCGACCATATCAGTTTTGTAATCTCACTGAGGTTAACGTTTCCGATCTAGAATCGCAGGAAGATTATGAGGAGAGGGTGAAAGCTGCTACTTTCATTGGGACGCTTCAAGCAAGTTATACGGACTTTCATTATCTTCGTGATATCTGGCGCAGAACCACCGAGAAGGACGCCCTGATTGGCGTGTCTATGACAGGTATTGCATCAGGCGCTGTTATGGATTTGGATATGAAGTCTGCAGCAGAAGCAGTTAAAAAAGAGAATACAAGGGTGGCAGAATTAATTGGTATCAAACCTGCCGCACGCACCACTTGCGTCAAACCAGCAGGAACAACCAGTCTCGCCCTTGGAACTTCTTCGGGTATTCATGCTTGGCATTCGGATTACTATATCCGCAGAATCCGTGTGGGAAAGAATGAACCGATCTACTCTTATCTAGAGAAAAATCACCCGGAGTTGGTCGAAGATGAATATTTCAGTCCACACAGCACCGCCGTTATATCTATACCTCAAAGCGCACCGGAGGGTTCAATCTTGAGAACAGAATCCGCTCTTCAACTTCTTCGAAGAGTTAAATCGGTGACTGACGGTTGGGTAAAACCGGGGTTTCGAAAAGGTCAAAACACTCACAACATCTCGGCAACGGTGTCCATTAGGGATGCTGAATGGGTCGACGTAGGCGAGTGGATGTGGGAAAACAGAGAGAGTTATAACGGACTTTCAGTATTGCCTTACGACGGAGGAACATACACACAGGCACCATTCGAGGACTGTTCCAAAGAGACATATGAAGTGATGCTTAATTCTCTTAAAAAAGTGGACCTCACAAAGATTAC